TATGTTGTTAGTGTCGTTCCGAAGTCGAGTGAGTTATGCGTATGCGTTATTACAGTAGAGGGGACGACTGCCGATCGGACGATCGTGGAGGTCCACAAGTCCCATGGCCACAGCGTCGGGGTGGTCCCGGCGGTCTGCGCGGCGCTCACCGCGAGCGCGGTGTTGGCGAGGGCTCCCACGTACGTCCCGAACGAGAGCGTGGCACCGGTCAAACACGAATACGTGCCCCACGCGTGCACCCGGATCAGGGTCCCAGGCTTCAGGTAGTTCACCGGGATGATGCACGGCTGCGCCACGTAGGCGCCGTTGCCGGTCGCACGGATCAGATTCTGCGGACCGAGGAACGTGTTGATGGTGTTGGACGCGAGCAGTGGATCATTCAACTGGTTCGCATAGGTCAGGCGAAGTGGCATGTCAGGTCTCCTCGAACGAAGTAGACGCCATCAGGATGGCGTGCTGATCGTTGTGGACGTACTGGTAGGCCGACACGTAATAGCTGCCCGGCCCGGTGATGAACCCGTTCCACGAGATGTCGATACAGCCAGCTGCGTCGGCAGGCCCGCCGAAGAACGAGATAGCCTCCGGCGTAGTCACGACGATCTCCACCCCGGTCGAGGGCACGTACCCGCAGCCGGTGAACGTCTCGTAGGCATTCGAGTCAGTGAACACGACCGAGTCCGGCGTAGCAATCAGGGTCGCAGCAGTGGCTGCGTTAGCGGTGTTAGTGAGCAACGCCGCAGAGAGTGCGAGAACGAGTAGGAGCTTTCTCATGGTCCTATCCTCTCATGCCAGAGCTGTCTTGATCTTGACAAGGACAGCTTCAAGGGCGGCCACTCGCTCAGTAAGTGCAACGGGGTCACCAGATGCGGCGACGTGAGCGTCGAAGTTGCTCGTGAGCGTAGCCAGGTCGTCGGCGACACCGATCAGCCGGGCGTCGTTCTGCCCAAGCTTGGTTAGAAGGTTCTTAACAGACACCTCTAGTACCGAGACGCGATCCTCTAGCGGTCCACCCTCGATAACGTAGGTGTAGGACCTAGCGCCGCGGAGCAGTGCCTCCACGACGGTAAGGACAGTACCGTCGGGGTCCTTTGCCGCACCTGGTACGGTGTCGGTGAATAGCATATCTCCTCCAGCCTTGACTCTTGGGTAGATCACAGTTTTGACTTGTTCGATCTTCTTGGCTCCGGGGCATTCCTTACCGTACGCCTCTGACCAGAGTTCCCCACCCTCTACAACATTCGGCTCACAACCTAGCAGGTGCCAACCAATACCTTTGGTGGTTGACTTGGAGTCGGTCATGAGTTGAATCGGGAAGCCATCTTTCTCATGCAACCACAAGTGTAGTTCCACAATAGCGTCGACCTGGACATCGATCCACGGCTCCGTGTTGAGGTTGTAAACGCCTCCCTGTGTCTCAATGCTAATCAGGGACCAGTTACCCTCCAGCTGGCATGGCGCTCTATAGTCGATGCTCACGTACTGCTCGACGACGCCAGTTTTGCGAACGTAGAAGTGGCTACACGGGTTACCTGAAGTGTTGAAATAAGTGAATAGCGTACTGGCCTCGCTAACAGCCACGTGGTTACAGACACCACGACCTCTAGAGCGCAACTGAGCCTTAGCACCTCCAGTATTGAATCTGGTAACAGGCTTCTGAATCGCCTTCGGGTACCAAGTCATACTGTTTCACTTCTCTTCAGGTACAGTGTGGTTCGCTACGACCGCCTTGCTGGTCTCGGCGATCGCACGAATCGCTTTCCACATGTCTTCGTACTCCTCGAAGCGAACGTTGACCCTTGCAGCTACGTCTATCATGTGTTGCTCAAACTTGTCTGTTACTGAGTCGACCCTACTAGTTAGGGCTGCGATCTCGGTACGTGCCTCTGTCATTTCTCTGATCGACCCTTCCATCTGGTTCAACCTCTTACCTAGGCTAGGCGTCGCTTCGACGAGTATCGCACCGGTATCCGGGTGGATGATAGCCTCCCTACCAATGAGTGCATCAGTAGCAGCGTTGAGCTTGGCAAAGAACTTCTTGAACCAACGGACTAGAAAGCGTACGACGATGATCAGAGTAGTAACGCCAGCGAAGACACCAACGATCCACCCTGAGTACTCACGTATCCAGTCCATCACTGCCTCCATCACTTACCGCCTGATTGATCGACACCAGCTTGCTTAGCTGGCGGTCCTACAGGCGGCTTCGGCGTCTGCCTAGGTGGTCCTACTCGAGCCCCACCAGGAGGCGCCGGCGTAGCTCCCGGCGCCTGTGGCGTAGCTGTTTCCCGAATCGTAGCCTCGTCAACCTTCGGCAGGTCCATCTCCTCACGGAAATGCTCTTCGAGCTTGTCGTCAGGACGGATAACGTTCGCACCGATCAGGTTACGGATCGCAAAGCTGAGGGTACGCCAGTCAGCCTGCTCGCCAATACGACGTACGCGAAGCTTGGGATAGCCTGCCCGAACGAAGTTGTAGTCAATCAGCTGCGGGATACAGTAGGTATTGAACACGTCACATACGATATTGGCGATGAACCTCGTAGCCTTGAGGAACATCACCTGGTCCTCATCCTTAGCACCTCCGTCCATAAAGGCTACCAGGACGTTCTTCTGGATCTCTTTGTCGTGGTGGTCGATGCTCTTCAGTGCATCTACCGGCTGGCCCTCAAGCTTAGCGAACAAGAGTTCCCAGTTCGGTGGCAATACAACGTGTGCTCGCTCGTTGGTACGCAGATTCCGACCAAGCTGGTCTGCCTCGGTCCGGTCCTTCTGCGTGAAGTTCGGAGGCAGTTTGATCACAGGCACGCCAATGCCATGGCGTTCCTTCTGAATCGCATCAATCTTGTACAGCTGCTCCTTGTAGTACCAGTGCTTGTATGCCGAACGCAGTACGCTCATACCCTCGATGTTGCCGGCTTCCTTATCAAAGGTGAACACTACCAGCTTCTCGATAGGGATAATGATCGGTTCAGGGTCATACGGGTCGGGACTGCTCATCTCGACGGCTTCAGGTCCACCATTTGGGTCAAGGCGCCACTTAACTACGTCCATTGGGTGCCGAGGCGCGAGCTTCTTCCAAACAGCTCGAACCTTACCATCGATGATACGGATTTCCCATACCTTTTCGAACATGTAGTACCCGAAGTCACACATCAGCAGTGTCTCGGTAAGCACTTGGGGCCAAGTGATACTCATGTACTCAGTGAAGCACTTCCAGGTAAACTCTGCTGCGGTAACGTCCACCTTCTTGTCGCTTGCTGGCTCGATGAACCAGCGTCCTGCCAGCACAGGTGTCTTGATCAACCGCAACGTGCCGCGTACCGTGCCATCGCCACGCCTCATGTGGTCGTCCTTCTCAAGTCCCTGCAACCCGCGCAGCTCCGCGTTGTACTCCTGCCGCGCCCAGCTACTAAAGGGTGACGGCACAGTACTACCAAGCTCACCAAGTGAGAAGGTCACAGGGTCAGCAAACTTGACCGTCTCACCGTTTGTCTTGCTTGGCTTAGCCCGTTCGGACACAACCACAAACGGCTCGCCTTCGTTTTCGACGACCTCAACCAGGTCATACGTCGAAAGGATCTCCGTCAGAGTTGCAGTTGTCGCCTCGCTACTACTCGTTGCGACATCGTCCGTAGACGAAAGTTTAGACTCGCGTCCTCCCCTTTTCCCGGGAAACCACAGGCCGCTCATTGTTTGCCTCTGTCACTTAGTGGCTTCATCAGAAGGTGCCTCCTGTCGTAAAGAAGCCGCTGGAGCTAGGCGCGAGTGCAAACTCTGAACCGCTACTTACACCGGCTGGCGCATACGATGGCTCCATGGCATCACTCAGGTGGTGTGTAGCTCCGAGCTTGAACACATGCATCAGACCATAGCGCAGCGCGTCGATAGCATGGTCTGCCATCTTCATACCCCACTCTGGCACGTTTTTCCCGTTCACGGGTGTGGGTGACTTGTACATGTTGAACTCGTGGATGGTATTCACACACGAGAAGTCGACGTAGAAGGCAGGGCGCTCGAGTGGCGCACCGAACTCATCTGTGCCATGCTCCCTCATCATCTGGAAGCTCCGAATCAAGTCAATGCCCTCACGCCAGCTTTCCTTAGCGCGCGGGTCTGTAACGCAGCCAACCAGGTTCTGGCTCACACCGACTGCTGCTTCCGGATCGGCAGCGTCGCCAAACGCCGCGTCGAGGTGGTATCCCAGTGGCTGGTCCCGCCTCTTCAGGAGCTGACAGTGTTCCTCAACAGTCGTGAACGCCTGGTAGTGCTCACGCCACACATACACCTCGTCGCTCGGCGTCACCTGAAACTCGATTGCCGCTAGCGGGTTGGTGTACCCCCAGTCGAAGGCCATGTAGTTAGGCAGTGCTGGGTTGAACTCAACGTTCTTAACATGTACGGAAGTGTCCCACTCAGGGAAGATCTTGCCTACGAACGATCCAAAGTCCGCCGCGATCTCCTGAAGGAAGCGCTCGGGGCTCATAGTCTTCAGGAGCAGCTTGATCTCTGGGTCGTCGTAGCCGCTAGGGTAAATGGCTGTGTTCGCCCAACTTGGGAACCGCCACGACTCATACTCTGGCACGTTCTTATCCTGCCCAAGCATCCAAAGGTTGTACAGCCAGTTGTAGCCTTCAGGCGTGGTCGGGAAGTCCGCACTCCCGCGGCGGTCCGCAAGCGCCGGGCGAATGTACCGCTCGAACGTCTCTTCCTTGTGCTTGGCCGCCTCTGCCATAATCACATGGTCTAGGGCGTCGCCAACAAGGTGCTCAGGGTGGTCAGCGGAACGCACCGCTACCATAGTATTCCAGGGGAACCGCAGGAACATGTCGCCTTGTTTCTTGTTGTAGCTATGCTTGATGCGCTTGTCCCTGCCAAGCCCCATACATACGATCAGGTCATTCCAAATAACTCGGAACTCCTTTTCGCCCAGGTCGTACGTAGGTCCTACGATCCAGTACAGCCGGTTCGGAATAAACAGGCGAGGCTCAAGCTCACGCCCGCCCATCGTCGTCTTACCAAAGCGTCGTCCACACGTGGCGATCTTGA